CCCTCGGCGGGAGCCAATACCGAAGTCGGGGCGATTGCCGAACGCGGGAGTGCCAAGGTCGGCCAACGCTTCTTCTTCGTCGGCGAATCCGACGGGACGGCGGGCGTCTTTGAAATCGTCGGCTATCAGGTGGTCCGGCGCAGCACGCCGAAAGTGGAAGAAGACCTCAAGGCGCGGCAAGTCACCAACGCTATTTGTGCCGGCTATTCGGTCAATAGCCATATCCTGTTTCAAGTCACGATTCCGGCAGCGACCTCGGACGCGGCGATTACCTGGATTTATGACGCCTCGACGGACGAATGGTCCAAGCGGGCCAGCGACGGGAAGCCCTACTATCGGGGTCTCTTCGCGGTGGGCACCAATAGCAAGCCCTTCATCACCGATGCCTTTAACGGCAACCTCTACACGATGGAGGACCAGGCCTACCAGGAAGACGGCGGCTTACTCCCCTATGAAGTCACGAGCGCCCTCCTGCTCAAGGAAGGCGACGGCTTTTCAATCGATCTGATTCAAATCGATCTGGAAACCGGCGAGGGCAATCCTTTGCCTCCGGGCGACGATCCGCACGCCATTCTCTCGGTCTCGAAAGACAACGGCAAAACCTGGTGCATGGAGCGATACGTCACGCTCGGCAAGATGGGCCACTACAAAGCGCGTGCGCAAGAGACACAACTCGGTTGGGCGCGAACCTGGGCGTTCAAGTTACGGATTACCGATCCGGTACCTCGGCGCGTGACGGGCGTCTATCTCACCTTATCGCCGGGGGACGCATGATCACGCTGCAAAAATTCCCTGACGGCGAAGAGTGGAACAGTCGCATCGTCATTGCGTGGTTTTACCGGCTCGTCTCGGCGTTCAACAAGCTCACGGAGACCGGCACGACGGCGGAACGCCCGAACCCAGCGCCCTTCGTGGGATTCATGCATTGGGATACCACGCTTCAAATACCCGTATATGCAACCAATATAGGGCCTCCTGTGGTCTGGAAGGATTCGGCTGGAAATGTCGTCTAACTACCCACTCCCGACGCCAACGCACAAGCTCGCGGATCTGCCGATTGAAAAGATCGTGGAGGCCGGGGGGTTCTATTTTCGGTCCTACCTGATGCCGCAGGCCGGGACGATCATTCCCCAGCATGTGCATGACCATGACCATGTGACGCTCGTCGGCAGTGGGAGAGTGCGGGGCTGGGCGAACGGTGAATGCATCGGGGAGCGCGGACCGGGCGAGGTCTTCGATATTTGGGCGGGCTCCGCACATGTCTTTCAATCCTTGGAACCCAACAGCCTCTTGGTCTGTGTCCATGATGTCGAGAGTGCGCTCAGTGTGAAGCAGAAAGGCTTGTAAATCATGCCGATGATATTGGGCGGGGCGGCACTGGGAATCGGCGGACTCGTCGGCGGTGGGCTCTTTGGCTCCTCGGGGGCGAAGAAACAGCTCGCGCTCATGCGGGACGCCCTGAACTACCAAAAGGGCATCGACCAACGGACCTATACAGATCTGTCGCCCTATCGAGACTTCGGGAAAAACCAGCTTACTGGCCTCTCGAATTTCATGGCGACGAAGAACCCGTCAAATTACATCGATCCGGGCTATCAATTCCGACTCGATGCGGGGACCAAAGCGATCGGCAACAATGCGGCGGCGTCCGGCATGTTGCAAAGCGGTGACACGCTCCGGGCCTTGACCGAGTACGGCCAAAGCATGGGGAGCCAGGAATATAACAACGCCTTCAATCGCTTCTTAGGTGAAGGCCAATTCCGGCAAGGGCTCGCCGGGATGGGCCAAAACGCGGCGGTCCAAGGTGGACAGCTCGCCAATCAAGGGGCGTCGAACGTCGGGCAGATCTCAGCCAATACCGACGCCGGGGCCTCAGATCGAATTTGGGGGAATGTGGTCTCCGGGATTGGCGGCATGGCTGGAAACGCCGCAGCCGGGGGCATGGGTGGCGAAGGCGGCGGCTTCTCGAACGCCTTCAGCAACATCTTTAAGAAACCTCAGGCGCAACCGTATGAGCAGCCGAACTGGTTAGGAATCTACGGACGATGAATTACTTTGCCGCGAGCTACAACCCGATGAACGCCTTCGCCCAAGGGTACGGCCTGGGCGATGCCATGCGCGAGACCGCCGCCCGTGAGCATGAGCGGCAACGCGCCATGGCCGCACGGCAAGGACTGATTGATTTTGGACAAAGAGCGAATCTGCTTGGATATGAGGACAATCCGGCAGCTGTCATGCCCGAATATATGAAGAAGCTCTATGCGACTAACCCAGAGGTTGCGGTGCAGCTTGAGCAGCATGTGGCCGCACCGTTCCAGCTCCAACGAGAAATTACAAAAGCCGGGGAGTTCGAACGCGCGAAGCGGCAGGCAGATGCCGACGTAGGAATCACCACGATGAACGCTTTTGCCAAGACATTCGGTGTCCAGCCACAGCAAGGACAGTCGCTCCCCGCCTCAACGCAGCCCGTTTCTATGACGGACGGTGAGGCAGCTCCAGTAGGTGGTGGTGCCATGCCGCCATACAACTTGTCCGGTCTATCAGATTATGAGCCCCATTTTGAAATGACGCCGCAGGGCTTCAAGTTCGGGGTCAAGAGGGCGTCTCCGTTGGATTCCGCGATCAAGGTGTCGGATGCCCAAGTGCGGCAAGCCGATCAGAAGTTGAAGGAAAGAGATTTTGAAGAAATCAAAAAAGAAGACCTCCTCGTTAAGAAATCACTCGCCAATAAGGACCTGCAAAAGGATATCCGTGATGCCGCGCAGCAGGCGCATGACCGCGTGCGGACACTGCGCTCCGATATGCAGGAAGCCCAAGACAAGATCGAGTCAGGGGAAATCCGACCAAGTGTAGGGCAGGCGCGAATCCAGCAGATCGGATCTGAGCTGAAGCAGGCGCAATCATATCGAGATTCATTGCTGTTTGGCCGAGATTCGCTTACGCCAGACACATCCGACATTCTTTCAAAGAATCCAGAGGCCAAAGCGGGACAGGGGAAACGCACGCAACAGCCGATTCAAGGCGTACTCGACTCCACGGCGCAACCGGCTCCTCTCGCACCGGAAGAGGCAGGCGTTTCACGTGGATCCATTCCCTTAGCGAAAGGTCCCGCGATCGGCGCGGGCCTGCCCTACAAAAAACAGGTGGAGGCGCAGCAAAAGAAGCTCGAAGGCGACATCACGCAGACGCGCAACATCCTCGACGCCTCGCAGGCGGCGGCGATGGCAGCGCAACAGAGCAAGCCAGCGACCGATCGGATCATGGAATTGCTCACGAAGAACAACATCGGGAGCCGTTTCTTGAAACTCCCAGGCGGGGAGACGGCGGCGACGATGGTCAGTGGCAATTATGACGAGCTGAACAAGTGGCGGAACTCGCTCATTCTCCAAGAGAAAAGCGAAGGCGAATCCCAGCTCTACAACACCTTGCCAGAACTCAAGATTCATTCGGCGTCCTTGCCGTCCATCGACAACGACGAGAATACGAACCGACGCGCCATTGTGCCGGTCAAGAACTTGATGGAAGCCCGCATGGTCGCCCCGAAATTCTTGCAGCAATGGGCCGATCAGCACGGCGGAGCGATCACGGGTGCTAGAGAAGAGTTCCGATCCTGGATGCAGCATAACCCGATGTATCAGACGCACGAGACAAACGGCGAAGTGGGCATCCATGAAAACACGCATTTCATCCCCCTCGATATCTGGACGCGGCTCAGACAGCGATTCAGCGAGAAAGACATTCTGAAGAAGCGCGACAGCGGCGGCATTCAAGTCCTGAACGGGCGGGTCTTCTTCAAGGAATAACCATGGCCTGGATCGACGCAGAAACCGGACGGCCCTACACGGAGAAAGAGTTGGCGAAGCTGCAAGCATCGACGCCGGAACCGCAGGCCCAGCGAGGAGAATCAGGCGCATCGGCCACGCAAGTTGAACAGCCGAACGGCCCAGTCTCCATTGATCAATCGACCTTGGAGAATTTCGGCAGTGGCGCGATGGCCTCGCTCAAGAAGACGTATCTCGGCCTGAAGCAGCTCGCAACTTACGTAACCGGCAATCCTGAAGCCAGACAAGCCGTCAACGATGAAATCAAACGGATGGAGGAAGAGTACGGACCGGCGTTGAACACGACGGCGGGGAAGGTGGGCGAAGTGGCGGGCACCATCGGGCAATTCGTGGTCCCTGGCATGGCCGCAGCGAAGATTGGGAAGGCGATTCCGGCGACGGCGGCGATAGCCTCCAAACTGTTCGGCGCCCCTGGCTCGATTGGGCGGGCGGCTGTGACGGCAGGGGCCTTTGAAGGCGTGCAACCAAATCTCCCCGGCAACACGCGCATGGAAGATTTATTGCTGCAACGGGCGGCGCGCGCTGCCGTGGGAGCTGGAGCCGGGGCCACCATCGGCGCGGTTGCGAATAAGCTGACACGTCCTGGCGTCAAGCAGCTTCCCATTCTGAACGGGATTGAGAAGGAAGCGGAGCGGGTCGGCTTGAAAGGCAATGCAGCTCTGACTCCGGCGCAACGCACGGGAGATGTAGACCTCCTGCAATATGAGGAAGGTCTACTCTCCTCACCAGGCTCACAGAATCTCATCCGGGCACGGCGCGATGCCCAGCAAAACGTCCTGAATAGTGCCACGTCGAAGGTACTGGGCTATCCCACGATGCCGCCGACGGAAGCGGTCTTCGGCATGGCGCGGGACAATGCCAACCTCGCCTATGAGCCGATTGCCAAGATTCCGAAAATGTCTCCGGATGTGCCCTACTTCGATGCGCTGACGAATTTTGCCAAGCAGCAAGCAGTCAAAGCGACGGGCAGCAAAGATGCGGCGAACGTCGCGCGACGGCTGCAAAAGGGATCAGGGAAGATCACGGGACAAGGCTTCCTCGAGGAATTGCAGGGCGTCCGAGATATGGCCTTTGGTGCCAGCAAGCGCGGCGATACGGCGACAGCCGGACAGCTGAAAGACTTGTCGGGCATCATGGAGGATTTCTTAGAGCGCCGGTTGAACAAGCTCGCCACGCAACCCGGCAACACGATCACGACCGATACCTTGCAACAATTCAAAGACGCACGGCTCCAACATTCGGTCATTCGGCAACTAGAAAAGGCTACCGATCCGGTCCTCGGCAAGGTCAATCCCAGCAAAGTGCTGACTGGCCAGTTTGCGCGACAGCGACCTGGGGCGACGGCTTCCCCCACGACGCAAGCCCTGCAAGACATTTCCGACGTGTCCCGCGTGTTGCGCAAGGTCTCGCCCTACATCGGCTCATCCGGTACGGCGGAACGCTTGGGCGGGCAACGCATGGTCGAAGAATCGTTGAATCCGTTGGCCTCGCTCCGCATGGCGCCGGTCATGGCGCGGAACTACCTCGCGGCTCGGCAATACCTGGCGCACGGCGGACAGCCGGGACCATTGGGCCAACGGCTTACGCCAGGGCAAAACTTATTCATTCGGCGGCTGCTTCCACCGGAAGCCATCGGCGCAGGAGAGGCGGCAATCGACTAATGGGCATTCAAATTTCTCCCTTCGGGAATAATCAATTTCTCACGCCTGGCGGACAGCCAGCGGCGGGCTACCAGCTCTTCGTCTATGCCGGACGCTCCACCGACAAGGTGACGGTCTACACCGATAAGGACGGCCTCGGGAAACATACGAACCCGATCATTCTCGATACCAACGGCTTCACGCCGTCCCCGATCTACATCGATACGACCAAGCTCTACAAGTTTGTCTTGGCCTTCGGCGAAGACCTGGACCCGCCGACGATGCCGATCTATCCGGTCGATC